GGCAGTACAGAAAACTCATTAGCATTTATTGAGTTTGGATCTTTAACATAATATTCATAGTGAGTAATTAATTCTTTTTCATTTCCTCTTGGTTTTACATAATTAGGAATTAGTGGAACAAGTTCTACAACTCTTCCGCTTTTATTTCTGTTCTTTAAAAGATAAGCATTACCTTCAGCATTTAAAGCTGTGATCATATAACTTGCTAGTAACGAACCTGATGTGTAAGGATTAGGTCTATTAATAAGTTGAGTAACAGGATGATTGTCTAAAACTTCAAAATCATTTTCGCTTGTTTCTCTATATACTTTTAATCTAGGTTCAGCGAAAGAAGTTGTTAAAACATTAAGACATGCAACTACAGCGGAGTTACCTGTTCCATCGCCAATTTCTTTAAGCAACTTGTCAGGCATAAATCCTGATTGTGTATTGTATCCAAAGACTTGTGAGTCTACTGAACTATTTTGTAAAAAAGATTTTTCATCTAATGTTCTTTGAGGTGGTGCCTGAAGATAATCTACAGCTTTTCTATAAAAACTTTTGTTTTCTGCCATCTAATACGCTTTCCAATTAATTCTCTTATTCAAGTTTAATACGCCATAAGCTAATGTATCAACTATATCGTCATGGGCTCCCAATGGAAAAGTAAGAAGCTCTCTTTCCGCTTCGTGTACCCAATTCTCCATTGGATCGTCAGGAAAAAATACCTGCCCACTCTCCATCTTAGCTGATAGTGGCATCGCTCTGCTGCGTTTGTCTCGATCTGCTTTTAATTCTCTTACATTGATACCTTCTCTTTTAGCAAACTGAATAATAGATAATTGGAATCCTGCTCTTTCAATGCCAATCCAATCAAGGTTATTTTTCTTATAAAACTTTTTCATAGCAGGAATTATGTCAGGAGCTTCCATTCTCTTTCGAAGCATGTCTATAACAAATAATTTATTTTCATCCTGGTCATGAGCAAATGCAGTAAAGACTGTGTAGTCAGCTGTTTGCTTTGTTGATGTCGCTAAATCGACAGTTGCGTATCTTGTCATATTGTCGAACTCATAAAGTTCGTCATCTATTTTTGCTCCTCTGACAGCAGGGGAGTAGTATTGAAACCATTCAGGTCTAAAGAGTTGAGTACCTTCGTTTACAAACTCTGCTTCATACTCCTGGGCAAAGGTAAGAGAACCAATTTCTTCTTTGGCACTTTCTAGTTCTTTAGGATCAATCGCAGGGTTATCAACAGTGGAGAATTTGAATCTTTCCCAATCCTCTCTAGTCTCAGCGTCTTGCCATAATCTATAGAACCAATTGTTTTGTCCACGAGGTGTAGAAATGAATAAAGCAGAACCTTTTCTTTCAGTTAAGGTAGGTCGAAGAACTTCAGTCCAGGTTTCTTCTTTCACAAAGGCAGCCTCGTCCATAACAAGAAAGTCAAGACCTTCTCCACGAAGTCTCTGTGGATTGTCAGCAGACTTTACTGATATGAAACCGCCATTAGGAAAAGAGACAATCATGTCTCCCATTTTTACTTCTGCACCCATTTCAGCTAAGTCATAGCCCGCCATCATAATATCTCGCCACCCTACTCGTGCAATAGAGAATGTAGGTGCAACCCACCACGCTCTTTTACCAGCCATGGCAGTTTCAATGCAAAGTTGCACTCCCAACCTTGTCTTCCCAAAACGCCTACCTGCACAGAGTATTTTCCAACGAGATTCTGATTCTGCAACTGTCTTTTGATTTTCATGTAGCTTAGGGAGTTGGACTCTTCTTTCGTTGTCAGTCTTCTCCACAAAAAATTGGCTGAACTTAGGATCTTCCATATTTATAGTATATACACCTATCTCCGAAGAGATAGGCGTTGATGGGAGGGCTTGTCAGCAAGGAAGCCGACTATCTAAGTTTACACTTCCTTGCACTAGCTTTTCAAGTTATTACTCTTCTTCTCCAAAAAGATTTTCATTTATTTCTAACAAGCTCTCTATCGTATCTTCGTCAAGATTATCCATCTCTTGAATCTTACCTTTTAGTATTTCTTGGAAATAGTCTTGCGTATCTTTATTCAATAAAATAAAGTTAGACAAAGGTAAAGTTATAATCTCATCTTTTAGTTCATCTACAAAAGCATTCTCAGTTGCAAGTAAACTACAATTGTTTCTTTTCAACTGATCAACTAATTCGTAGTAGGGTTCCTTTTTAGGAATCGTTGGCAAGTGATAAAATTCTTCTATTAATCTAGAATATGCTTTCGCTTCTCTATCTTTTCTTGCACTTCTACGAAAACTCTTATAAGGCATTGTCCCAAAAGATTTTGGAGTCTCGAATCCAACTTTTATGTGAGAACCAATTTCTTCATCATTAGGATACTTTACAGAGAAAGCTCTGCCTAAGTTACCTTCAGGCGTAAAAATAATACTTAACAACCCTAAAGTCTCATCTCGACCATGAATCTCGTCCCATTCTCTAATAACAGGGTAAGAAACTATACAAAAGTCCATATCTTTAAGAATATGCCTCATTCTTAGCAAATGTGGTCTTGTTTTGTCCACAGTTGTCATAACATCCTCGTCTTCACTGCTTGTATCGTAAGTATTAACCATAAGTTGTGCCATATAGTTATCTTTTCCGAAAGAACCAAACAAAAAAGTCGTTGGAACTGCTAAATCTAAGTACTCTTCGTCAGTAAAAGATAGCTCTTTGCTTAAGATTCCTTTTTCTAGTACATAATTGAATGCACCAAAAGAAGAGTTGTAGACTGTTCCTATCGCTTCTGATAGTTGATCTGAGTTATTGACTAATGGACTATTAACCCAAGACTCAAGTTTTTCAATTTCGTTTTCGACATTGTCTCCAAATTCTTTACTCATACCAATTCGCCTTTCCAACTTCTACTAATGCTTGTTCGATGTCGCCATCTGCATAATGTTCGTAGGTTTTCCAAATTTGACTCTTCATTCCTACTGATAACTTCATAGCTGCTAACACTCTATAAAGACTACCTTTTGTTTCTCTAGTAGGTTTCATCTTAAGGTCACTCTCTGTTGGTGTATCAGGCTTTTCTTTTTCACAAAGACCTTCGTCTCCATTGGCCATACACGCAATCTTGAAGTGCCAATTACCATATTGATCAGATGACCAACGAGTATCTGTAAATTGACAATAGTATCCTGCTACATCACACTTTCCTCCTGCGGAGTCTAGGATTTGTTCAGGTGTTACCTTACGAATCTTTGGAGCGTTCATAGCTTTTAGCTTTGCCAAGATCAAAGAACCCTCAGGTGCTTTTACTCTACCTTCGTCATACAAAGATTTTACCGCTGCAAATACATCAGCTTTGGTATACTCTTGTAAATCTGAATAGAATACATCAATTTGGAACTGTTCCCACTTGCTTGCAGAATCAAACCTGAAAGCTAACCACTGTACAACTTCCAACCACTCCGACTTCATCATTGCTGATTTAGATCTTGTGGTTTCGTCTACAGGTTTTGGCTGAAACTTTGCAATATCTTCAAGTGATGACTGATAGTCCTGGTTATCAATAGGTTCTAGATTATCACTCACTGTCAGTAATCCATTTAACATAGCATTGAACTCTGCCTTGATTTGTGATTACTCTTGCTTCTATAGGAAGCCCTCTAGTTTGTAGGTGGCTCATTGAACTTCTTGCTGAAGCTCTAACCTTAGATCTAGTTTCTGAATCAACTATTAACTCATCAAATGCAATTATCCATTTCATAGGATTAGCTTCTGCTAAATCTAAAGCATCCGCACTCCAAAACTTAGTCCTTCGTCTGAGTCTTAGTGCATTAGGTATATCTTCCACTACCTTTGGCTTGAATTCGTTTAATTCGCCTAATTCCTCTATATCTTTTTCTGCTTTTTGGTAAACACTCCAACTTTCTAGAGCTGATTCCCATTGTTCTTTATTCGTCATATTCTCCTTTATTAATTATTCATACTTTACACTATATTTTTATTTATGCAAGTATATGTTTTTGTTATCTATTTACTTAGACACTCATTCCCTAGAAAAGGTTACATAGAAAGATCAGTATTCCTACTTGCCCGCTTTACGAAGTAAAGCTTAGGTATAGTTCTTTAGGTATAGTTAATTAGGTATAGTTAG